TACTACAGGAATTGCAACAGTAAGAAATGTTACATTTTCACTCCCAAATGCAACAACATTTGCAATAAATGGTGCTAACCCAACTATTTCTGGTACAAGCACTGGAACTTTAACTTTATTCAATACGGCGTTAACTAGGGTTGATGCTTTCCAAGCAGCAACAGATATAGTCATTGGTGGAGTAACAGGTGTTACTACGATTAGAAATAATTTAAATGTACCAGGATTAGATGCATTTGATATTCAAATTTCGGGAATATCAACATTCTTTGATAGCATTAATCAACCAGTTGGAACTACAAATTTAAATCAATTAGTAGTTTCGGGAGTAACTACTCTAGGTGGAATTAGTAATTTTGCAAATGATATTAATTCTATAAACATAATTAATTCTGGAACAGTAAATACATCATCATTAAACGTTACTGGTGTTTCTACACTAAGGGGTGATTTAAATGTACGCGGAAATCTTACTGTTGATGGCAATGTCACATCAGTTAATTCATCGGTTTTACAAATAGATGATATAAACATTGAACTTGGTGTTGTGACAACACTATCTGGAATACAAGGATCTGTTGTAAGTGGTGCAAATGCAATTACATTAGACACAAATTTATACACTACAACTGGATTAATTCCAGGACAAACAATAACACAAACTGCAGGTACAGGTTCAATAGCATCTGGTACTGTTAGAATTGCAACTATAGTTTCAGCATCAACGTTTACAGTTGATGCACTACATTTGACAACAGGTGACATTACATTCAATGTTGGTGGAGCAACAGATTATACTGCTAATGATGGTGGGGTTACTTTATATGGAACTACAAACAAGAGAATTTATTATTCAAGAGTTGACGATTCTTGGAGATCTACTGAAAACTTAGAACTTCTTGGAGGTAAATCCTACAAAATAAATGGACAAGAGTTATTAAGAGAAACTCAACTAACAATTCAAAATGCCAATATTGGTGGAATTGCTACTATATCAAATTTAAATTCTAATAATAGTTCAACATTTATTGGCACTGTTGGAAATCTTTTAGGAAATAATATTTACTATGTTGGAATATCAAGCTTCAACGAAACTTACGTTTCAGTAGGTATCGTTACAAACTTAAGAGCAGATTACTTTACATTAACAAATAAAGAAACTTTAATCGTATCTCAAAATAATTCTGTAATAGGACCAAATACAAATAGAATTGCAATTAATACTACTGGTCTAAGACCAGAGATGACTGTTTATTCTACTGGAACTGAACTATTACCAAACACCACAATTCTGTCTATAGATGCTCCAGGTGTTATTACAATTACACCATCATCTATTAATCCATCCCAAACTACAACATCTACCGTGAGGGTAGTTGATGATCCTCGTGCTGGTGTTGCTAGCATTACAAAATTAAAAGCACATGTAGGTATCTTTACTAATTTTGATACAAGCAATGCAAATATAACTGGCATAGCAACAGCACAGCGTCTTTATGTAAACACAGACATCTATACACCTGGTATTTCATCAGCAGAAACTGTTACCGCTCGTGTTGGTTTAGTTACATTCTTAAGTGGAAATAATATTCAATACACTGGTGTTGGTACTATTAACACACTAAGAACAAATATTGGATTTGTTACAAATTTAGTTGGTACTAATCTTTGGTATTCTGGCATTTCAACACTACCAATTTTAAATACTAATGTTGGTATAGTCACATTCTTAACGGGTACTAATATTGTTTATAGTGGAATTGGTACTATAGACACCATAAGGTCTAATGTTGGATTTGTTACTACATTCTATGGTAGAGATATCCAAGTCACTGGAGTAACAACTACACCAACTATAAGAGTTAATACTGGATTTGTAACTACTATTTCTGGAACAAGAGCAACATATCCAGATATCGATAATACAAATTTATATAATACTGGAATAGCAAGTTTCACGAATTTAAGAACTAATGTTGGTATTGTAACATTTTTAACAGGAACTAATTTAAGTTACACTGGAATTGGTACTATTAATGATGTAAGATCAAACATTGTATATTCTGGAATTGGTACTATTGATACATTAACATCAACTGATGTTACCATTTCAAATATATTAGATGTTCTAGAAATTATTACCAACAGAATAGGTACAATTAATTTAGATACAACAGATTTAAATGTCACTGGTGTATCTACTATAGCATCTCTTACTGTACAAAATGTTGCAATAACTTCTGCTACTGGCGATAATTTCCAGACAACTACAATAACTGGTGAAAATTTAATATCTGATAGAATATATTCAGTAGGAATTACTAGTTTATCACAATTCTTTGGAAATATTGGATTTGTAACAAGTCTAACTGCTACAAATGTATCTTCTGGACTTGGAACTATTACAACATTAAACAATACCAATTTTTACAACACTGGTGTTGGTACGGTTCTTGACTTAAGAACTAATGTAGGTTTAGTAACATTCTTAAGAGGTACTAATCTTACTTACAGTGGAATTGGTACTGTAGATACACTAAGATCTAATGTTGGATTTGTTACATTCCTAGAAGGAACCAATATTGCCTATAGTGGAATTGGTACTGTAGATACACTAAGATCTAATGTTGGATTTGTTACTACATTATCGGGTACAAACTTATCCTTTACTGGTGTTACTACATTAGTAACCGTAAATGCAAGTACTCTTCAAATTGGTAATATCACAAATACGGATACAGTTAGAACTAATGTAGGTTTAGTAACATTTATAAGTGGTACTAATATTGTTTATACTGGTATTGGTACTATTGAAACTTTAAGAAACAACGTTGGATTTGTTACATTCCTAACAGGAACTAATCTTGCTTATAGTGGAATTGGTACTATTGATACATTAAGAACTAATGTTGGATTTGTTACTTCAATTTCAGGTACAACTGCATCATATACAAATGGAATATTTAATGTATTAAATGCACCAACTGGAATTATTACTGGACTATCTGGTACTAGAGCCACCTACGTAGACTTTGATACTACAAACATATACGCTTCTGGTATAGGATCTATCTCTACATTAAGAACTAACATTGGATTTGCAACATTCTTATCAGGAACTAACTTAAATTATTCTGGAGTTTCTACGGTTGGATTTACTAGCGCAACAAACCTAAATGTATCTGGTATTACAACGATTAATACGTTATTAATATCACCGAACAATACATTCAATTATATCTCTGGTGGTATAGATCTTGCCTTCAGTGGTATCGGTACTATTAGTAATTTAAGATCTAACGTTGGTATTGTAACTTTCATATCTGGAACAAATCTTAACTACTCTGGGGTTGGTACAATTCCAACAATACAAAATACTAATATTGTAAGTACTGGTATAGCAACTGTAAATCAGTTGAATGGAACTAATTTAAACTTTACTGGAATTTCAACCTTTAATGCAATTAAAGGTAATAGTTTAGAAATTAATGATCTTGATATTTTTGGATCTAATCTACTATACGCTGGAATAGCGACGTTTACAAGTAGATTAGATTCTACAAATGTATCCAATTTTAACTTCTTTAATGCAACTAATATCGCTATTACTGGTGTAGGAACTTTACCTATAATAAGATCCGATCATATTCAAAATACTGGCGTAACTACTACTGGTAGATTACGTGTTGGTGTAGGTGGAACTATCTTAACTGCAGATGCTACATCTGGAATCGGTTCTGTTGGTATCAATACAGTTTCACCAAACTCAGCACTTCATGTATATGGCGATTTACAAATAAGAGGAAATACTCTTGTAGGAACTATTTCGACAACTCTAACTTCAAATGCAACTGTTCAAGTGCATACTGCGCTATCGAGGGAAATATTTAGATCTGTAGAATATACAGTACAAACTTCTATAGGAAATACTCATCAAATCGTTAAGATTTTATCAATTCATGATGGAGTAACATGTTCAAATTCTGAGTATTCAAATCTCTCAACTGGCGTTGATGTAGCATCCTATGATGTTGTTATAGATAACTCTATACCACCTGGATTTATCGCTTTAAGAGTAACACCAGTATCTAATGTTGGGGTAACAACAGTAGTCGTTAACTTCATAGCTAACAGAATATAAATAAACTAAGATAAAAAATTACGCAAAGGGGATAGTGAACCTTGGCTGATAAGAATTTTAGGGTAAAGCATGGTATCAATATTGATACCGAGAGATTAGTAGACGTTAATAGAAACATCGTAGCTGGTGTTACTACGTTCGCTCATGCAAGGGTAACTGGTGTTACAACCGTAGGTATTATTTCTGCCACCAATGGTGCTGGTGGAATGGGTATTGTAACATTCCAATCACAAATCGCTATTGAAAGTGGTGGACAAAGGATAACAATTACCCCACCAAGTCAAACGTCTGGATTTGTATCTTCATTTACTTTGACACTTCCAGCAAAACCTGGAACTGATGGACAAGTACTAACATATGGTCCTGATGGAGTTCTAGGTTTTACTACCAATGGATTATATGAAAATAGATATTATGTCTCCTCAGCAAATGGAGATGATAATAATGACGGTAGATCAAAACCATTTAAAACTATTAAAAAGGCTGCTCAAGCAGCATCTTTTAGGTCATTCCAGTTACCAGGTGGAAGATATATAGATGCTGGTAATTTATTAACTGCTAATAGACAATTTATTCAAGAAGAAGTTGTTTCATATTTAGAATTTAATTTTCCAAACATTTATACAGATAAACCTGATTATGACAGAGCAATTTGTATAAGAGATGTTGGATACATTGTAGATGCTATTGCATACGACCTCTCTTACAGTGGAAATAGTAAGTCAGTAGAAGCTGGTCTTGCTTATTGGAGTGGTGGTGTATCTTATGTTCAAGGAGAAGAAAGTGAAGCATTGTTTGCATATAATTATATAAAATTCTTAGCACAATATGTAATTAATAATCAAACTCCACCAACATTATATCAAAATGTAATTACACAAACCTTTGATTTTACCATTACTGATGATCCAGCTAATGTAAATATCAATAGATTTCATAGATCAAAGGACGCTAGAAATTTAATCGTAAATAATAGACAAGAAATTATTGACAAGTCTCTTGCTGCAGTAGCAATTGCTCACTCGGACTTTTATTTTCCAAATGAAAGTTCTACTAACGCAAGATCCAGATATTATGATGCTTATAGATTAATTCAACAAAATAGACAAACTATTATTGATTATTCTTATGCTGGAATAGCAACTGCATATCCAGCATTTGTAAATCCAAATCCTAACAAGTGTAGGAGAGATTTGGGTTATTTTATCGATGCAATTTCTACGGATGTTTTTACTGGTGGTAATAACTACGCTAGAGAATTTGTATTAAAATATTTTACTGGTGTTGGTATTGGTAGTCTTGCTGGTGAAGAGCAGCAAACTATCTACGCATTTAGATACGCTGGAGACTTAATGAGAGAGGCGATAACAAATCGTCTTCCAATCAAAGATTTAACTGTTTCTGTAGGATCAACCACATATGGTGGAATAGGAACAGCAAATAATTACAATAATCAACAATCTATTGCCTTTGATATTTTATTCAATCAAGAAGGTGATCAATATATTCTGAACGCACAAACAATCCCATCAAATACAAGCCCAAATGCTTGTTTTGATGTTCAAACTAATATTGTTTCTCTTGTTGGTATTGTTACTAGTGTCATCGGAGCAGGTAACACAACAAGTTTACCAGCATATAATGGTGGATATTTTGCTGGAATTACAACATCGTGTAATGTTATTTGTGGAAGTATTGGTATTGGATCCACAAACATAATAGGCGGTAGAAAGTGTGCAAGAGATCTTGGATATATTGTTGACGCTATCGCACAAGATATTTCTTACCAGTCAAATCAACACATCATATATGCAACAAAAGCATATTTTGATGGTGCGGGTGTTCCAATATCAAATGGTCTATTAGGTGAGCAATCACAATCAGTAACTGCATTCCAAGCAGCAAGAGATTATGCAAAGTTGGCGATTACAAATCAATTAAATTATCAAGATTTAACTATAATTGCAGATTCACTTACTGGGTTCAATACAAGTCCATCTTCTTGTGCAAATGTTAGAGCAAATATTGATAGTTTAGTTGGAATTCTAACAGCAGCAATTACAAATGGAAATCTGTCATCTGTTCCAGCAACTGGTATAGGAGCAACAACAGATTGTGCAAATGTTAGATCTGCCATTGTAAACTCAGTAGGTATTATAACTTCTATCATTGGTATAGGTACTACTGCAGCACCAGCAGTGTCTTTACCAACAACACTATCCAGACCAATCTGTATATTTGTAGAAGCTGGAGATTATGTAGAAGATAACCCAATTCTCCTTTATGATGATGTTGCCGTTGTTGGTGATAACCTTAGAAATACAATTATTAGACCACAAAACGCAGGTAAAGATCTTTTCCGAGTTAGGAAAGGTTGTTATGTAACTGGTTTTGCTATGAAAGACTATATTGATGCTGCTGGTGTGCCTCAATATACTTTCGATTATGCTGTAGCATTTGACGACCCTCTTGATACATTTACAAGTAGAATTGGATATGCAGTAAAAACTGATAAACCAGCAATTACAAGATCACCATATATTCAAAACTGCTCTATACTGTCATTCTTAGGCGCAAATGGTATCCTTGTTGATGGTGCAAAAATACAATCACCTAACGTTGCAAATATACCAGAAGAAGGAGAAAACCCTGTATCGGGAGGACAACCACAATTTGGTAAATCCATGGTTGCTGCGGCATTTACCATGGTTTCGTTTGGTGGAATTGGATGGAGAACTATAAATGATGGTTACGCTCAAGTAGTTTCTTGCTTCCAAATTTTCTGTAAGTATGGATCATTAACACAATCTGGTGGATACTTATCAATCACAAACTCGGCAACTAACTTTGGTTTATATGCACTAAGATCTTCTGGATTTAATGAAAGATCTTATGTATTCGATAGAGGTAGAATTGCGGCAACAGGAACAAGCAGTGGTGCCCAAACATTAAGAACAATTGGTTTAGGAAGAACTGATCAAGATCTATATGTTCTAAGATTCTTTGATAATGCTGGAAATGATGATACAGCAGATTTTAAACCAGTTGTAACTCAAGCAACATTCCAACCAACAGTAGGTCTTAACACTGCAACAGATAGATTTACCGTTGTTGCACACCCATTTTTAAATGGAGATACTGTATTATACATTGGTGATGAAAACTCAGCCCCTCAAAGAGTTATTGAGGGTATGGTTAGCGGTAACCAGTATTACTTGGGATACATCGATGCTAATACATTCCAACTATATGAAGATGAAGCATTAACAAGAATTGTTAACACAAAATCAAGACCTACTGGAATTAATACGTTCCAGAAAGGAAATGTAGAATTTTTCGCATCAGAAATTTTAGATTCACACAACGACTATCAAATTGTTTCTCTTGCAAGTACAACCTCATCATTGAACTTTGTTTCTGGTAGACAAATTACACAATTAGTTCCTGGTGGAACTGCAGTTGGATATGCTTATACTTACAATTCAACAAAGAGAGAGTTAGTAGTTTCAGTAGAATCTTCTGGTGGCGTAACTAGACTATTTGGAGTAACAGATGGTGTTGCGACGTTAAAAATTAATGACCATAGTGGAAGCCCAGTTTCTATCGCTGTTACTGGTGTTGCTGGAGTTAGCACTTATTATACCGTTGAATGTAAAGTTGGTGCTACAATACCAGATACTGTTATCAACGGTGTAGGTAATTTACCAGAGACTTACAAATTACACTTCCATAGACCATCTATTATCAACTCTTCATCTCACACATGGGAGTTCTCTGGATCTGGTACTGACTATAATGCATTACCAGAGAACGGAGGAAAAACAATAACGTCTACCGAACAACTTTCGGAACTTGGTGGTCGTGTTTATTCTTCTGGAACTAATGAATTAGGTGACTTTAAGATTGGTAGCTTTATTACTGCATATAATAGAACTGGTAATATTGTCTTTAATAATAAAGTTACCATTGGTCAGTTAGATTCTCTGAGATTAAGTCTTTCTGGTGGTGTTGCTGTTGAAGAGTTCTCAACTGATATTGGACTTGGTGATAATGAAATCGGAGGTCCACAGAATAAGAGAGTTTCAACTCAACTAGCGGTTAGAACATTCTTAAACAATAGACTGGGAAGCTTTATTGATAAATCAATTTCAACCAATGCTGTTCCAAGTGCTATCGTTCAATTAAATTCAAATGGACAGATTAACCCAGACCTTATTCCACCAAAAGTCGTTAACTACTACACAGCGAGTGTTTCTGGTGGAAGAACAGATCTAGTTAATAGAATACCAGCAATAAACCTTCAAAGTGGGGATACTGTTCTTGAACCAGCAAGTGGATATGTACTAACTAATGATCTTTTTGGTCAGTATTTAATTCTAAGTAGCACTACAAGAAATTATAACTACTTAAACGGTGATGAAATAATTGGAACGAATAGTGCTGGGGGTGCGATTGGAATTGTCACTGCACCACCTTCAAATGCAGTTGGATATGGAACAACGGGTCTTGTAAAAGGTGTTTTACTATCAGCAACTATAACCTCTGGCGGTTCTGGTTATACAAATCCAGGTATCTACACATGCGTTCTCGATAGAACAACTGGAATTGGTACTAGTGCAAGAGCTGCTATAACTGTCGGTGCTTCTGGAACAGTAACAGCAATTAGTGTTAATTTTGGTGGACGTGCTTATACTTCAGGTGATGTTTTAACTATCAATAATGCAACGCTTCTTGGTGGAAGAACTGGTGGTGCCAACTTTACTGCTACTGTCAGCATAGTAGAAACTAGACTATATTTAAGATTAACAAATAATCAAAAGTTTACTGCCTCAACATCTTTACCTGATTACATTACTGATAGAGATGCTGTAGGTATTGGTACAAGTTTACAAATACAGTATCAAAAAACTTTTACACCAACAGATATTAGTATTGGTGGTGGTGTAGACTTTACAAATAATAGAATAGTTGTCGGTCTTTCAACTTTTACAAATGGAGATCCTGTAATTTATTCTTCCGCTGGAGGAAATGTTATTGATGGATTAACACAGAGTGATACTTATTATATTAAGAGAGTTGGTCTAAGTTCAGTAGAACTTCATACTACATATGGATTAACATCTTTAGTACCTCTAACTGGCAGTGGAACTGGTACACATAGCTTAACGAGAGTTGGTGTAAACACTTCTGATGATTTTATAGTATTTGAAAAGCATGGATTTGCAACTGGTGATGCGGTAAGAGTTTCTGGACCAACTCCAGTGGGCGTAACAACTGGAGCATTCTATTTTGTTGGTTCAATTGTTACTAATGCATTTACTCTTCATTCCACAAGAGCAGACGCTACTTCTTCAGTAAATGGATCAACATTTAGTCCAGTAGGATTAGGAAGCACAGCAACTGGAACAGTAACATTTACCAAACAGAACGTTCAATATAACTCTACGGTTAATACATCGTCAAACATTTTGGACAACTGGAGTGTTCTTGCAACATCTTCAGTCGATGCAGCAAATATAACCAGCGGAACAATTTCACCTTCAAGACTTGGATCTGGTAGTGCAAACTCCGATACATTCTTGAGAGGAGATTCTACGTTCGATAGAGTTGTAACAAGAGTTGGAATTGCTACTACCGAACCTTTAAGTGCTACTGCTTCATTTACAGAAAGTGCTCCAGGTGGAATTGGTATTAACACTTATATTGGTAAAGTTAATCTTTCTATCCAAAGAGTTAAAACTGTAATCGGTCAAGATTATACATCTTTAGGTGTATCTAAATTTAAGACTTCTACGTTTAGTATAGGAAGTGATGGTGAAGTTTCTATTAAAAATTCATCAACAGGTGATATTGATGCGGCATCTTTAGGTGGTCAAGCAGGTTCTTACTATCTAAATCCAGTAAACTTCACGTCATCTATCCCTATTTCAAAAGGTGGTACTGGATTGGCAGCTCTCCCACCAGCAGGATCAATTCTCCAAGGAAATGGAACCTCATATGATCTTGTAACATCACCAACCTTATCAGGAAATCTCACATTAACTGTTGGTGGGTATTTCAGAGCAGTTGGTCTTGCAGTAACACATGGAAGTATTAGTGGATTTGGAACTATTACCAATTTAGAATCTACTAACACAATAACTAGTGGAATTGCTACATTTAGTGGGTCTGCAAATAACATTAATCAGACTGCTGGTACAGCAGCATTGAATAGATTGACTGTAACTGGTGTTTCAACATTTAATAATACAGTTAATGTTAACACTATTACAATGTCTGATGCAACGAATTCCCGTTTAACAAACGCGGGAACAATTGTTGCATCAAACCAGACAGTTTCTGGTGTTGTAACATTTAGTGGATCTGCAAATAATATTAACTGTACAGCAGGTACTCAAGTCTTTAATAGAGCAGTATTCTCGGGAATTACAACATTCTTAAGTGACGTTAATGTAGGTGTTGCAAATTATCAAACTGCAACTGTTGCTGGAACATTGACTGCTGGAAACTTTAGTGTTTCTGGAATTTCAACTTTAGCAAGAGTATCAATATCTAATACGTTACTTGCAACAACCGTTACAGTATCTGGTGTAACTACATTTAGTGATACGATTAATACTCAAGCAATCAATGCTTCTTCTACAGCATCGCTAACTTTACCAAATATTTTAAATACAAACACCGTTACAAGTGGTATTACTACCTTTAACAGTGCTTCAAATAATATTAATCAAACTGCTGGTACAGCAGCATTGAATAGATTGACTGTTGCTGGAATTTCTACATTCACTGGACAAGTAAATTATGGAACTTTATCTGGATTTACGTTAACTAACAGTGGAACCGCAGCATTAACAAATGAAACTGTTTCTGGAGTATCAACATTTAGTGGATCTGGAAATAACATTAACCAAACTGCTGGTACAGCAGCACTGAATAGATTAACTGTTACTGGTATTTCTACGTTTACTGGTCAATTAAATGCTGGAACTGTATCTGCTACTACTTTATCAGGAACTCTGGGTAATACCCTAACAATCAACTCGCCTTTAACAGGATCATCTTATAACAACTCAGCAGCAGTCAGTATTGGTATTAATGCTACAAGTGCAAATACTGCAAACTTTGTTGTTCAGCGTGGTGCTTCTGGTGAATTTAGTGCTGGTGCAATCACTGCAACAAACTACTTAGTTACTACAGCAAGTTCTACAGAGGCGTCTGGTGTTGCTTTACAAAGAGTATTCAGTAAGACTGTAAATGCTGGTCAACTTTATAGATTGGCAGAATATGAAGATACTGAAGGTGATGTAGCATTTGAAATTCAAGTTTCATCAGAGACTGGAGCACACTCAGGAACATCTATATACAGATTCCAAGGTGGATTTAGTATACTGACTGGTTCGTACTATAGATTATATCCATATAATACTGGCAATGGTCATGGAGATGGTGCAGATACTGGATTAGATAGTAACGCTTGGAATGTATTTATCTATGGTGCAGCAGTAACTGGAAGTTCATACAAATACGGTATCGCAGTTCATGTTCCTGCAGGAAGATCAAATAAAGTTCTAGTAACTACAGTTACCGAACTTAAGAGAGGTATGACCTTTACCGATCAAAGTGCAACGGCAGTTATTACAACATTCACCAATTCTGGAAATGTTTATCCAAATAAAAATTTATTCATAGAAAATAGAATTGGTGTCGGTAAAGTTCCAACTACTGCGATTGATGTAAATGGAACAGTAACTGCCACCACATTTGCTGGTTCTGGTGCTTCATTAACGTCTATTCCTAACAGTGCAACCACAGCAACAAGTGCAAATACCATTAATGCAATAGTTGCTAGAGATGGTTCTGGTAACTTTAGTGCTGGTACAATCACGGCAACTTTAACTGGAGATTCTAGTGGATTAACTTCGTTTGACACAAGAGCAACCAATCCACAACCACAATCTTATAGTGCATCATTAAGAATAGATTTTAAAGAGAATACTGCAAATTCACTTTCTGATGGTGGAACTTACAATGGCGTTCTTTCTTGGAGAAAGTATGGAACTACTACTGATTTTAGTGGTGGTGCTATGCTCCAACTTGCGTACACAGATAATGGAAATCTGTGGCGCAGAATAAGTACAAACTCAACAACATGGGGAACCTGGGCTAAGTTCTGGCATGATGCAAATGATGGTTCTGGATCTGGTCTCGATGCTGATTTACTTGATGGATTGAACTTAAGTACAAACGGAAGTGCTAATACATCAGCGAATATTATTCCAAGAACAGATGCTTCTGGTAATATTGGATTTGCTACAGTTTCAACTACTGTTGGTATTCTAACAAATACTACAAACATTGATAGAGTTTATGTCGGAAATGATAATGCAATTCTCAGAAAAGACATTAATGACTTTAAGGAAAAAGTTGGACTAACCTACAAACAATTCCGCCCAAGAAGTTCTGATACTACAGATACTAACTATTGGACTGGTGTGATGGGTTGGAACACCACAGACCTGAATAATGTCTTTGATTGGGGTTCTGGTTTTGTTGATACTTGGGGATCTCCAGGAAATGCTCCTTCGGGAACAACTCACTGGGTTGGCACTCAAGCAATGCACTATACCAACAACTCAACCAGATATGGTTGGCAGGAACTTGTTGGTGCTGGTGATCCTTCTCTACACTTTATAAGAGGTGTTTGGGGTGGTGCATTTACATCATGGAGAAGAATTTGGAATGAAGGTAATGATGGTTCTGGATCTGGTCTTGATGCAGATTTACTCGATGGTTTGAATTCGGCATCTACTAATACAGTCTCAACTATTGTTGCTAGAGATAGTTCTGGTGGTTTTGCTGCGGCAAAAGTCGATACTACTCAGTTAACCAAAACAAATGCAAGAGTAGATACTGCAGAAAGATATCCAATTGGTCATTACAGCCAAGGTGAAGCGGTATTTGAGTTAGATCCAACTTGGACAAATGCAGAACTACAGAATTATTTCAATTTTGCTGGCGTTTCTTGGGTCAACGATTCAACTGCCCCTGGTGGTTATGCAGTTTCTATTACTGGTCAACCAAGCGTTGGTGGTGAATATGGATCTGGTTTCCCATATATTCCAGTTGATACTAATGACATATATTATATGGAGTGTTACATTAGAAATGTAACTGGAACAAATACTCATTATATGGGTTCTATTGATTACAATGAAGCATTTACATCATTAGGTGGAAATCCAGGATCGTTTGGATATTGGGCAATGCTTAATACAAATCCAGGAACTACTTGGACTAAAGTAAGTGGATACATTACAGGATTTGGTGCTTCTACTGGTCAGTTTAAGGCAGGTACTAAGTATTGGACACCTATGGCATTGTTCAATTACACGACAACACAAGTACCTGGATCATCTGCTGTTTGTTATATTTCTGGATGGAAAGTATTCAGAGTTTCACACTTTGGTAACAGAACAATTACTGGTAATTTCACCGCAAGTGGTAATGTTACTGCAAACTCCGATATTAAACTCAAGACAAATATTAAACCAATTGAAAATGCTCTTGAAAAAGTAACTAAGATGCGTGGTGTTGAATTTGATCGTATTGATAGAGACAATGAGCATCAAATTGGTGTTATTGCTCAAGAAATTGAAGAGGTTATTCCAGAAGTTGTTTCTGATAATTATGGAACAAAAGCAGTTGCTTATGGAAACATTACAGCAGTTCTAATTGAGGCAATTAAGGAACAACAAGTTATGATAAATAATCTGAAAGCAGAAATTGAGGAGTTGAAGAAAAAATGATTACTTATGAAATTCCAAAAGATTTAGATGGAAAAAATTATGTAACAGTTGTATTTAAAAATGAAAACGGTGATATTTTTACTAAATCAGTCAATATTCCAAGAAATGAAGATGGTTCTATAGATAATGATTATTTTGATGATATTCTTGAGGGTCAATTAAGAGGTGTTGAAAATAAATCCAAGATTGGAGCAATTACATTCGTTACTCCAGGTAAAGAACCTAATCCAGATGATGTTCCAGATACTATAAAAGACAATTCATAATTAAAAGAGGGACTTAGTTCCCTCTTTTTTATAAATAAAAAAAAGTGTCGCTAGAAATGAAGAGATTATCCGAAGACCACAAAGAGATTGCAAGTGGTAAGAAGAAAGATGATGAAGGATATATGGCCCGTAATGAAATGGATACTATTGAACGTTCTATTAATAAATTGAGAAAAGTTATAAAAAAAGGAGATACTCAGTTACCTGCTTGGGTGCAATCAAAGATCACCAAGGCAGCAGATTATATTGATACTGCTGCAGAGTATCTTCAAAGTGATGAAGGTATTGATGAAGGAAAGCAAGTTAGTTTTGCTGTTAAAAAATCATCTGGTGCTGGAGCACTTACTCCAGATGCAGCAAAACAACTAGGAGATAGAGCGGTCAAATTACAAAAAGCAAAAGCAGCGGCAGTTTCTCTTCCATCAGTAAAAAAGGAAGAGATAACTTTAGTACAAAAAATTCTTGGTGAAGAGAAATGTGGTAAAGGAATGTATTGGTGTAACACCGATAAAGTATGCAAACCTTTACCTGATGGTTTTAAGGTAGATGGGCAAAAGAAAAAACCAACCGAAGTTGGGATTGGGAAACCAGTTGCAGAAGAAAAATCATGCAATCATACAAAGAAAGGAAAATCATGTCCACTGCATGGTGAAGAAGATTGTTCAATGAAAGAAGAGAAAGATCCAAAAGGACCAGTAAAATCATACAAATCTCCAGAGGAAATTGCTAAAAAGCACGGCGTTTCGGTAGAAGCAATTCAAAAACAACTTAAGATTGGAACTAAAGTTGAGGGAGAACACACTTCAGATAAAACAGCAGCAAGAATTACTGCATTACAACATTTAGACGAAGTTCCAAATTATTACACTAAACTCAAAAAAGTAGAAAAGAAATCTACAAAATCCGAAAGTGTTACTATTGAAGATATGTTTGGTAATAAATTTGTAGAATTTATAGATTTAATTAAACCAGAACCATTAAAAAAAGAAGAGCAAATAGACGAAGCAGTTAGACTTCCATCACAAAATGGGCAATTGATGGCAATAATGTTTACTTGGAGAGGAAGATCGTATTCTTTGAGAATGTTCTTCCCACAAATAAAAGTACCTTCAAGAAAGGAAGTTGAATATGAATTGCAAAAAGTATATCCAGAAGCAAAAGTTTTAAATACACGTATAACAGATTTAAGACCTGGTGGAGATCCTATTGTTCAAGTTCAAAATTCTCCTTCAAAAAATTATCTATTAAATAACAAAAATATCGGTGAGAGTGCTGCTTGGACAAAGAAATCGGGAAAGCAGCAAGCGGCGGTCTAAATGAAAAAGGTCGCCGCTCATACGAAAAAGAAAATCCTGGTAGTGATTTAAAAAGACCTTCAAAGGAAGTTGGAAATCCACGTAGAACATCATTTTGTGCCCGTATGAAGGGAATGAAGAGTAAATTAACTTCAGCAAAAACTGCAAACGATCCAGATTCAAGAATAAACAAATCGCTCAGAGCTTGGAATTGTTAATTACTTATTATGGCTGAACATTATCTCGGTAATCCGCTTTTAAAGAAAGCGAATACTGCTATTGAGTTTACTCAAGATCAAATTATAGAATTTGCTCGTTGTCAAGACGACCCAATTTACTTTGCAAAAAATTATATTCAGATTGTTACCCTTGATTATGGTTTACAACCATTTAAACCATATAAGTTCCAAGAAACAATGATTGATAGATTTCATAATCATCGTTTTAATGTATGCAAATTACCAAGACAGTCTGGAAAGTCTACGATTGTTGTCTCATATCTTCTTCATTATGCAATTTTTAATGACAACGTAAACATCGCTATTCTAGCTAACAAGGCATCTACTGCAAAAGATCTTTTAGACCGCCTTCAGACGGCATATGAGAACCTACCAAAGTGGTTACAGCAGGGGGTAATGACATGGAACAAAGCATCTTTGGAGTTGGAAAATGGATCAAAAATTATTGCTGCTTCTACATCAGCATCTGCAGTTCGTGGAGGTTCATACAACATCATCTTCCTCGACGAATTTGCTTTTATTCCCAACCATATTGCTGATCAGTTTTTTAGTTCAGTTTATCCTACTATTTCTTCTGGTAAAAATACCAAAGTAATTATTGTTTCTACCCCTCATGGGATGAATCATTTTTATAAAATTTGGCATGATGCCGAACGTAAAAAGAATGAATACATCCCAACAGAAGTTCACTGGAGTGAAGTTCCTGGTAGAGATGAAAAATGGAAAGAACAGACTATTGCAAACACTAGTGAGCAGCAGTTCAAAGTTGAGTTTGAATGCGAATTCTTAGGATCTGTTGATACATTAATTTCACCAAATAAACTTCGCAATTTGGTTTATGAAGCACCTAGATTAAGAAGTGGTGGTTTAGATGTTTTTGAAGACGTGAAGGATGACCACAATTATGTAATTTCGGTTGATGTTGCTAGAGGAGTTGGTAATGATTATTCGGCATTTGTTGTTGTAGACATAACACAATTTCCACATAAAGTTGTTGCAAAATATAGGGACAATCAAATAAAACCAATGCTATTTCCAAGCATTGTCCATGAAGTAGCAAAGAGTTACAACGATGCTTATGTCTTATGTGAAGTAAATGATGTTGGAGATCAAGTAGCATCAATTTTACACTTTGATCTAGAATATCAAAATGTTTTAATGTGCTCTATGCGAGGTAGAGCTGGTCAAATTGTTGGACAAGGATTTTCTGGAAAGAAAACTCAATTAGGTGTTAAGATGTCCAAAACTGTAAAAAAAGTTGGGTGTCTTAATCTTAAAACAATGGTTGAAGAAGATAAATTATTGTTTAATGATTATGATATAATCAGCGAATTAACAACTTTTATTCAAAAATCAAATTCATTTGAAGCAGAAGATGGTTGTAATGATGATTTAGCAATGTGTCTTGTAATTTATGCTTGGTTAGTTGTACAAGATTATTTTAAAGAATTAACGGATCAAGATGTTAGAAAAAAATTATATGAAGAAAAAGAGAATGAAATAATGCAAGATATGGCACCATTTGGATTTATTGTGGATGGGATAAATGATCAAGCATCTTTTGTAGATGACACTGGAGATCGATGGTATACGGATGAGTATGGTGACATGGCATATATGTGGGAATATCGATAATGGATCTAGATAACCAAATAAGATTTGGACATTTATTGTTGGTAGATAGAAAATGTAGAGTTTGTGGTGAGATTAAAAACTTAATAGATGGATTTTATCAAACAAGAAAAGATAGAGGACCAGTATCGTCTTCTTATTCTTACGAATGTAAAGAGTGTACTGTAAAAAGAATCGTAAAGTCTAGAAAACCACACTCAGTAAATTTAGAATGGGAATACCCAGACTGGTAACTGTTCACGCCCAATTTCCCCCACGTAAAGTATATTTTTAATAAATATTTTTTAGAGCAAATCTGAGACTTAGGAGCAAAACATGGCAACTCCTCAATTATCTCCTGGTATATTAGTCAGGGAAGTTGATTTAACTGTTGGGAGAGCTGAAAACGTATTAGATAATATTGGTGCTATTGCAGGACCTTTTAAAAGTGGCCCAGTAGATGAACCAACAGATATTACTACAGAACAAGAACTTTTAAATGTATTTGGACCTCCAACAACTAGAGACAACCAATACGAATATTGGATGTCAGCATCTTCATACTTAGCATATGGTGGTGTTTTAAAAGTTGTTAGAACAGATGGCCCCGATCTTAAAAATTCCAATGTTGGTGTTGGTGCATCATCAATTAACGTAAAAATTAAAAACTTCGACGACTATTTAACGAATTATTCAAGTACATCCCCACAGTTTTACTTCGCAGCAAAAAATCCAGGGGCATGGTCAAATAATTTGAAAGTATGTATTATTGACGATTTAGCAGATCAAATTATTGGTATTGCAACTACAAATCCAGAAAATTTAGGATTTCAGGTTGGTTATGGTGTAACTGTTGATATTTCGGGAAATGTTATTCCTGGAACAGGAACTACTCAAGTTTTTAATGGTTATTTGAAGGGTCTTATCACAAAAATAACACCTAAATCTATTGCTTCAAATAAATCCGAAATTGCAGTTAAAATTGTTTCAAGAGTTTCCTCAGCGGGAACAGAATATCCAATTAATTATGCCGAAAATAACCAATTTGCATCATTTGCAACTTCAAATAGAATTAATGTAATTAATAACTCAGGTAATCTTGTATCACCACAGGATTCTGTTGGATTAGTTGGTATTACAACTTTCAGCGCAATTGATGGGGAGCAAGGTGAAGTTTATATTGGAGTTGGTGGAACTACATCTGGTTCTGGGTCAGGAGCATCATTTACTATTACCAGAAATAATACTAATGGTGGAGTACAATCTGCAGTAGTAGTTAATCCTGGTCTTGGATATTCGGTTGGTGCAACTATTACAATCCCTGGAACATCAGTCGGTGGATTTACATTAGCAAATGGTGCAGTAAGGTCTATAACTGTAGGCGCTGCAACAACTTTAATTGCACAAGCAAATACAACATATTCATCAGTTAGTGGAGTAAGTACTCTTGGTACAGGGGCACTATTTACTGTTTATAGAGATGGTGCTGGTGGAATTAGTACAGTTTCTATCGTAAATCCAGGTGGTGCTTATGGTGTTGGTACTACCGTAAGTATTGCAGGAACTTCGATTGGAGGATCAACTCCAGCAAACAATTTGATATTAACAGTTTCTTCATTAAGGAATGATAATGTAGTTTTAACTGTTACTGAATCAGAAGCAAGGGTTGAAATTTTAGACGTTGTAGATTGGTATGGTGAACAAACACTAGGATTAGAAAATTCTATTGTTTACTGGAAGTCCATTGCACCAAAACCAACAACAAATAATTATGTAGCAGAAAGAAATGGTAGAAACGATGGTTTACATATTGTCTTAGTTGATGATACTGGTGATGTCACTGGAATTCAAGGAAATATTATTGAAAAGCACATAGGATTGTCTAAAGCATCTGATACAATTTCAAGCGTAAATTCACCACAAAAAATTTGGTTTAAAAATTATCTAGCAAATTATTCAAAATACATTTACGCAGGGTCGGATCCATCTGAAGGAATTGATAATTTCCACAAAACTACACCAATCTCTTCTGGATTTACTACAAGTTTTTCAACATTTCAATCATCTGAGGGTATATGGGATCAAGATGCCCAGGATTCCGTTTTTAGTTCCATTGGACCTGTTTGCTACAATTTAACGAATGGTATTGATTACAGTACCACTGGTGGTATGAAAGCAACTTTAGGTAATTTACAGACTTCATATAGATTATTTGATAATAGAGATGAAATTGCTGTAGATTACTTAATCAATGGTCCTGGTCTGGATGATATTGCATCTTCTCAAGCAAAAGCAAATAATTTAATTGCAATTGCAGAAGCAAGAAAAGATTGTGTTGCTGTTATTTCACCACATAGAGGAAGTGTAGTCGATATCACCAACTCAAATACTCAGACTGAAAATATCATTGAATTCTTTACGGCATTAACTTCATCATCGTATGCAGTATTTGATAGTGGATATAAGTACACTTATGATAGATTTAATAATCTGTTTAGATATATTCCATGTAATGCTGATATTGCTGGATTAATGTGCAGAACAAATATTGTTGCATATCCTTGGTTCTCTCCTGCTGGTCAGCAAAGAGGAAACATTTTAAATGCAATCAAACTAGCATATAATCCAAATAAAGCACAAAGAGACAGATTATATCCAGCAAGAGTTAATAGCATCATCAATCAACCTGGTGGTGGAATTATCTTGTTTGGTGATAAGACTGCTCTAGCATATCAATCAGCATTTGATAGAATTAATGTTCGTAGATTATTCTTAACTATTGAACAAGCATTAGAAAGAGCAGCACAGTCTCAACTATTTGAATTCAACGATCAGTTAACAAGAGCAAACTTTGTTAACATTGTAGAGCCTTACTTACGTGATGTTCAAGCAAAGAGAGGTGTTTATGATTATCTCGTAGTTTGTGATGAAACAAATAACACTCCTGATGTAATTGATAACAATGAGTTTAGAGCAGACATTTATCTGAAGCCTGCGAAATCAATTAATTATATAACTCTTACTTTTGTTGCTACCCGCACAGGTGTTAGCTTTGAAGAAGTCGCTGGAAGAGTTTAATTATTTAATTAACACTAAAGGAGGAACCTAAAATGACAGCGAGAAACATCAGAACAATCACCGATTTCAAATCACAACTTGCTGGTGGCGCGGCAAGACCAAATTTATTTGAAGTCGCAATTCCATCATTCCCATCTTTCGTAAATGGTTGGAATGATGAGAAGTTTAACTTCCTATGCAAAGCGGCAGCATTACCAGCATCTAACGTGGCACCAATTGATGTTCCATTTAGAGGACGTATTTTGAAAGTTGCTGGTGATAGAACTTTTGATACATGGACAGTAACTGTTATTAATGATGAAGATTTCCAATTGAGAACTAAATTTGAACAGTGGATGAACCAAATTAATAAACTAAGCAATGGAACTGGTGCAACTAGACCAGCATCTTATATGGTTGATGCTTATGTTTATCAACTTGGAAGAGGTCAAACTAAAGAATCGACTTCAAATACAACTTCAGCATCACAAAATCCATTGAGAGTATACAAATTCTACGATATTTTCCCAACAAATGTATCACAAATTGAACTATCATATGATACTTCAGATACTATTGAAGAATTTACTGTAGAATTCCAAGTTCAGTGGTGGTCTGCTGGAACCACTGGTGATCAAAATGGAACTGAGATTGTATAATAAATAGTATATCAATCAAGTACAACTTTAATAATGGCAAAATTATTTGGATTTTCTATTGACGATAAACAACAAACATCACCATCAGTAGTTTCCCCCGTTCCTCAAAATAATGAGGACGGGGTTGACCACTATTTGACTAGTGGGTTTTTTGGTTCATATGTAGATATTGAAGGTGTTTATAGAACTGAATATGATTTAATCAGAAGATATCGTGAAATGGCACTACATCCAGAATGTGATAGTGCTATTGAAGATATTGTGAACGAAGCTATTGTAAGTGATACTAATGACAGTCCCGTTCAAATAGAATTATCAAATTTAAATGCCAGCGACGGCATTAAAAAGAAGATTAGAGAAGAGTTTAAACATATTTTAGAGCTGTTAGATTTTGATAAAAAGTGCCACGAAATTTATAGAAATTGGTATATTGATGGAAGACTATACTACCATAAAGTCATTGATTTGAAAAATCCTCAAGAAGGTATTCAAGAATTAAGATATGTTGACGCACTGAAAATGCGTTATGTTCGCCAATCTGTTAAAAAAGGATCCAAAACAAATAAAGAAAGAGTTGTTAATGGAATCAGTGAAAATCCAATGGATTATGAATTTCCAGAAATAGAAGAATATTTCATTTATAATCCATCGGCACAATCTCCAATTGGAACTATTAACAGTAGAGTATCAACTCAAACCAGTGGTGGCATAAAAATTGCTAGAGATGCAGTTGCATATTGTACTTCGGGATTAGTAGATAGAAATAAGGGATCCACATTATCATACTTACATAAAGCAATCAAGGCACTTAATCAATTAAGAATGATTGAGGATAGTCTTGTAATTTATAGATTATCAAGAGCGCCAGAAAGAAGAATTTTCTATATTGATGTTGGTAATCTACCCAAAATTAAAGCAGAGCAATATCTTCGTGATGTTATGATGAGATATCGTAACAAATTAGTTTATGATGCTGGAACTGGCGAAATCCGCGATGATAAGAAATTTATGAGTATGCTTGAGGATTTCTGGTTACCTCGCCGTGAAGGTGGACGTGGTACAGAAATCACTACTCTCCCTGGAGGTCAAAATCTTGGAGAAATTACTGATATTAAGTATTTCCAAAGCAAACTTTATAGATCATTGAATGTTCCCCCATCAAGAATGGAGGGAGAAGGTGGATTTAATCTTGGTCGTTCATCAGAAATTCTTAGAGATGAACTTAAGTTCACCAAATTTGTTGGGCGTTTAAGAAAGCGTTTCTCAAATCTTTTTAATGATATGCTTAAGACACAATTAATTCTTAAGAATATTATTACTCCAGAAGATTGGAATATTATGAGGGAGCATATTCAATATGATTTCTTATATGATAATCATTTTTCTGAACTAAAAGAAGCAGAATTAATGACTGAAAGACTTAATATGGCAGCAACTGCTGAACCATACATCGGTAAATATTATTCCCAAGATTACGTTCGTCGCAAAATTCTTCGCCAGACTGATGAAGAGATTGTGGAACAAGATTTATTAATTAAAAAAGAAATTAAGGATGGAATTATTCCAGATCCTAATGCACCAATTGATCCTGCTACTGGTATGCCAATGGCAACAGATCAAACTGCTGGAGGAGATAATATAAACGGAGCATCAGGAAAAGTTCCCATCGAACCATCTGCTGATGGGTCGGTTACACAATTATAATAAATAAATCAGAATTTATTTAATTAAACTAATGGATGAACTTTTAGATATGATCATTTCAGATGAATCTCCATCACAAGTAAGTGATAAAATTAAAGAATTACTTTTCACAAAATCTTCTGAAAAAATTGAAGGATTGAGACCATCTGTAGGCGCTGCATTATTTGGCGAACAAGAAGAGGATTGATCAAATGAAATCATTCAAGCAATTTATATCTGAATCAGTTAATATTGCTGGTGATTTTACTGGAAATCTTTATATTAATTCTCAACCAGAACAACCACAACAGGTTGGTGAAGGATATGTTGCCGATATAATGTGGCAAGGAAATCTTTATAGATTGGAATTAGTAACAACTTCTGGAGTTCCATCAAAACAAGAACTTGGTGAGCAACTTCAGAAAGAATATCCTGGAGCAATGGTACATAACATTTATCCAGCAGAAGAAAAGAATTTTAACATTAAAAATACAAAAAGATATCACCCATCGAAATTAGAGTGGATTGATTAATAATGGCTCAGTGGAATATACAAACTCAAGATTATTTAAATCAAGAGAGAAGTCTTTTTGAAGTTAATGGTCTTGCAACAAGAGATGGACATATTGTAGATGAATATAATCCATTTCCAGTAACTATAAACACAGATGCTTTTGGAAGAACAAGAGTATCAAACCCACTTACACTTTTTGATTCATCTCACAGATATAGAGATAATAATCTTTGGGATTCATTAGTCGTAGGCACTGGTTCTACGGTTGGATTTGTAACAGCACAAGGTTTAGTTCATCTTGGAATTGGAACTACTGCTGGTTCTTCTATCACAAGAGAAACCACAAAGGTATTTGCATATCAACCAGGAAAGTCTTTGTTGGTAATGAATACTTTTGTGATGAATGCTCCAAAGGAAAATCTTCGTCAAAGAGCAGGATATTTTGGTGCTGATAATGGAATTTATTTTGAAGTTAATGGAATTGGTTCTACTTCCGTAAGTTTTGTAGAAAGAAGTTTATCAACAGGAGCAGAAACAAGAGTTCCACAATATCAGTGGAATGGAGATAAATTGGATGGAACTGGACATTCTGGATTAACTTTAGACACTTCCAAAGCACAAATTTTGTGGACAGATGTTGAGTGGTTGGGATTAGGAACCGTAAGAGTTGGATTTGTAATCAATGGAAAATTTATTCATTGTCATTCTTTCCATCACGCAAATATAATTGAATCCACTTATATGACAACTGCTTCTTTGCCGTTGAGATTGGAAATTTCAAA